GAGGAGGTGCTTGTCTCGGGTGAGGCCGCTGGCCCCGGGCTGTGGGTACTGGTACGACTCGGGCAGCGCGCCGTGCAGCTCGTAGTGTCGCTTGAGGATGTCAGCCTCACGCTCACCGGGAGCCCAGCCCGCGCCGGCGTGGATGTCGGCCAGGCGCTTGGTGAACGTGTTCTCACGGAAGGCGTGGCCGTCCACGTGCTGGTCATCGCGACGCAGTGGCTTGCTCCACGCCGTGGCCGGGTCGACGTAGGGACGCGCCGCCCAGTCGAGGGGCTGGCTGGTGAGGTCGGCGAGGGCGTCACCGAGGGTGTTGACACGGTCCACGGTGGGTCGCTCCACGCCGAACGGCACCTGGCTGAGCACCAGGAAGTAGCGCTTGCGGTTGGTGCAGCCGCCGACGCTCAGGTTGTTTTGAAGAACGTGCGTGGTGGTGTACCAGAGACCGGTGAGGTGGTTGAGCTCCTCGGCGAGCCGGGTCATGAGGCTGACGCCCTTGGTGTAGGCCTGGCTGACCGACTCCATGACCATGACGGCGGGTCGCACCCGAGCGGCGTAGCGAGTGAGGTCCCACATGCACTCGTTGATCGACGAGTCGATGCCGTGCTTGCTCGTGCCGAAGGTCATGCCGCTGAACGCGGCGCAGGGCGGGGTGCCGACGACGACGTCGGCCTGAGTGGGCTCCCAGTCGGTCTCGGGGTCACCGACCTCGTAGCCCCAGTCCTCACCGAGGAAGGCGCGGTTGGCGTCCATGAGGGGCAGGCCGAAGCCGCCTCGCTTCTCGACCTTGTGGACGAGCTGAAAGCCGGCCTGAGTGGCGCCAACCGCCATTCCGCCGGCAAAGCCTTGGCAATCAATAAACTTGTACGTCATGCTGAGAATCCTATCAGGTTGTCATCAATTCGCGGACAGGAAGAGAGCGGGGAGCCCTGACCCGGTTCCCCGCTCTCGAGCTGACTGGCTCTAGCCCTCGGTGGTCACCCAGTGACCGTCGTACTTGCGGTCGTAGCGGTTCTGGTTCTTGATGATCTTCGCTCGCACGGCCTCGATGAGCCGACGCTCGCTCACGTCACCCACCAGCATCAGGTTGAGGAAGAAGATGAACACGTCGGCGAGCTCACCCACGTACGGGTCATCGTTGATCGAGGCGTCTGTCGGGTAGGTAGCCCACGGCTTCCACGGCGTCTCGTCAAGCGCCTCGGTCACCTCCTTGATGATCGCGAGCGTCTGGTCGCAGATGTACCGACGTCGCGTCTCGACGTCCATCGTTTCGAAGCTGTGACCCATGATCTCCTGTAGTTGACCCTGGGCACGCAGCAGCTCCCAGATCACACCATTGACGCTCATTCCTTGATCATTCCTTCCAGTTCCATGAGGTAGCGGTCGCGGGGCCACACCTTGGCGCGCAGGCACGCGGCCTGCGCCTCGGCGAGCTCCCGCAGCTCGCTCGTGGTGAGGGCCTCGACGTCCTGCACGTCGGCGAGGTACGGCGCGCCCAGGTTGCGAACCTCATCCGGGTCGGCCAGCAGCACCGATCGGGTGATCGCGGCGTACACGAACCGGTTGCGCCACCAGCCCGAGCCCGCGACCTTCTTGTAGAGCGGCGACAGGACGCCCCAGCTGTCGGCGTACAGCCGCACGAGGTCTGCCTCCTGCATCACCGCGGCACCCTCCTTCGGGCGGCCGGCGAGGTGCAGGTTCCAGGTCATGGGTCCCAGTGACTTGAGCCACGCGGACTGGTCGCTCAGCACGCCGAGCACCCACCGACGGTGACGCTCGCCGTCGGTCAACGGCGGCTCGTTGGTGTGGTACGACCGCGTGTACGAGGTGGGGTCGAGGAAGTATGACCGATCCGCGGGCAGGTGACCCGAGAGCAGCTTGTGGTTGCCCCACGCGAACGCGGGGTAGATGACCGGCGGCCACGGGCGGGTCAGCATGCGCTCGAGGTGGTGGTCCAGGGCGCGCTGCCCCTCGGGGCTCACCAACCACTCGTAGCCGGGTCGGCCCTTGAAAACGGTCTCCCGGGCGAGCCGGCTCGGCAGTCGCGCGACGGTCATGAGGTTGTCGAGCAGGCGGGGGAACTGCCAGTCGTCGACGTTGAGGATGACCCGCTTGCCCGCGGCCTCCGCTCGCTCGATCAGGTTGATGACGGGGTAGACGTGGTGGCCGGCGATGCTGAGGCACGGGACCTGACCCACGATCAGGACGTCGTGGGTCAGGGCCTCCGCGTCGTCGATCACCACCGGGCGCTGCGTGACCTCGTGACCGAGGTCACGCAGCGCCTGAACGTGCATGTCCAGCACGGGCTGGTAGCCCTGCTTGGTGCCGCTGCCGCACTGCTGCTGAGTGCAGCCGGTGACGAGGATGCGCATCGGTCAGAAGGGCAGCTCGGGCGACGCCGGGGCGACCGGGGCCGGGCTCGCCGGCGGCGCGGTCGGTGCCGCGGGCGACGGCTGAGAGGTCGACACCGCGGGGGCCGCCGGCTGGTTCGCCGTGGGCGTCGGCAGCTGAGCCGACGCCGGCGGGGCGGTGGTTGCGGTGCCGGCGGTCGCCGGCAGCACCTGCTGCACCTCGTTCCGGTCCTGCCCCTGGTACTCCCGGATGCCGACCTTCACCCGGCACGTGCGGCCGACCAGGGTCGCGGCGACCGTCTCGAGCGGCGGGTTGACCGCGAAGAACGCCTCGTCGAGGCCCAGGGCCGCCATGTGCCGGAAGAAGAACGCGAGGGCGTTCGCGCTGTCGGGCGAGATGACGAACTGGTTGAAGATGCCGCGGCCCTCGTGGGGGCCGTTCTGCACCTTGAACGTGACCTTGATCATGTCCTTGCCGGTGGAGGACTGGGTCGCCTCCGCGGTGTCGACGTAGACGTCGTAGACGCCGACCGGGACGGGCGTGAACGCGGCGTCGCCGGCGGCCTTCTGCAGGTCCTGCCAGTTGATGCTTGCCATCGGTGTCGTTGCTCCTACTTCTCGCTCAGGTCGACGGTCAGGGAGGCCGTCGAGGACGTGGTGGGCAGCTCGCCCTCGCCGCGGATCTTGGCGAGGATCTCGCTGATGTTCGGGTTGTCGACGTGGGAGCTGAGGAGCTGCTCCGGCAGGCGGTGCCCGGTCTCGAAGCCCGGAAAGTTGCCGCAGAAGAGCCGGCGGGTCTGGGTCCCGTCCTCGCCGACGACGACGTCGAGGTAGCAGCACGCGTCGACGTAGTACGGCAGGGTGGTCGCGAGCGAGCCCTGGATGTGGGGGCCCCACGCGCCGTCGTTGCGCTGCTTGGCCATCGCGATGAGCAGCACGGCGTCGAGCGGCTTGAGGGGGTTGGTGACGAGGTCGCGGAACTTCCGGACCAGGTCGCTGACCACCCGCAGGAGCTGGCCCCAGTCCTGCACCTTCATGGCGCTGGAGCCGACCATGTCGTCGATGGCGCGCTGCTGGATCTCCGAGATGGAGTCCATGACGACGCTGCGGAAGGGGTGCTTGCCGCTGTTCAACCACTCGTAGGCCTTGAGCACGTCCTTGTACTCACGAACCGGCACGAGCGCGGTGTCCCAGGTGCCGTCGTGAACCGGCGGCGGCTGGCTCTTGGGGTCCCAGATCACCTTGCGGCTCGGGGTCCACCGGCTGCCGGCCTCCGCGTCGAGCACGACGCGGGGCGCCGGCGTGGTGTCACCGAGCCAGGACTTGCCCTTCTTGGACGCACCGAAAACTATACAATTGAAACCATAGTGGTTGTCCGCCACCGTTCCTCACTCTCCGGTTCCGACCGTTCCGAGGTCCGCGACCAGGGTCTGGATAGTATCGCGCTCGTAGTATTGATAGGGATCCCCGACGACGAAGTTCGCCCGCAGGGCCGCCTCCCACCGGCTGCCGTCGTCCATGAGCGGGCAGACCTGGCTGAACGGGCAGCCCCAGTCGCAGTAGTCGCTGGGGTTCGGGTAGACCACGCCGTGGTGGTCATCCGCGGGGTCGCCGGAGTCGAGGCGAAGGTGAGCCTCGAGGATCTGACCCGCAACCGCGGTGACCCGCTGGTAGGTGGCGTTGAGGTCGTGCCGATTGTAGCTGATCTCAACCTGCTGGTAGAACGGCGGGCTCGCGCGAACCGTGCGCTTCGACCGCTTGAGCATGGTGTACAGCGCGCCGTCGACGCGGTGCTCCGGATGGGTGAGCGCGAGCAGCATGGAGTAGAACCGCATCTGCTGGTCGAGCACGAGCCGGTCGGCCTTGCTCAGGGAGCCCACGGTCTTGAAGTCCCGCAGCAGGAGCGCGCCGTCGGTCCGGCGACGCACGAGCTGGTCAAGCTTGGCGCGCAGGGTGACCGGCCCGAGGTACGTGTCGACGACGTGCTTGAGCTCGCGCTCGACGCCGACGGTCTCGAGGAGGACGTCGACGCCATCATCGTCGAGCCACTGGACGTAGCCCTCCACCATCGCGAGGGCCCAGTCGAGCTCCTTGCCGAGCTCGAGCGCGAAGTCGGGGCGCTCGAGGGCTGCCATCTCGTAGATCCACCGAAGCGCCGCGAGGGGGTCGATGCCGTGGCCGTACCACGCCTCGAGGGCGAGGTGGATCCGACTGCCGAGCTGCGCGACGCCCACGGGTGACGTGCTCTCGGGACGGGGCTGCCAATGCCAGTGGTAGGTGAGCGCCCACTGCCGGCGGCACCGCTGAAATGACTGCATCTCACTGTTGCTGATCTCGTACACGTCAGCTGCCTCCCAGCAGTCGCCGCAGGGTCGTCTCGTCCTGCAGGACCTCCTCGATGCGGACTCCCTTGCGCTCCAGGGTGTCGCGTCGGCGCTCCTCCACGGTGTCGGGAGCGATCTGCTCCACGATCGTGATCGCCTCGTGGATCTCAGAGCCGATGCGGTAGATCCGGTCCTCTCCCTGCGTGTTGCGCAGGGGACTGAACGATCGCTGCATGAACAGCATCGTGTCGGCCCGGGTCAGGGTCAGGCCCTCCGCGCCGGCTCCCAGGGTGAGCAGCATCACGCGGAGGCGACCCTCCTGGAAGCGGCGCACGTTCTCCGCTCGCTCGTAGGGTGACAGCGCGCCGGTCACGAGGCCGTGGCTGACCCGCTCCCGCTTGAGGCGCTCCGCGGCGAGCTCGATGAGCTGCCGGGACTCCGCGGCGACCACGAGCGGCTTGGGGTCGAGCTCACCGAGGAAGTCGACGAGGTCATCGACCTTCGGTGACGCGCCGGTGAGCCGGACGTTGCCGTCCTCGTCGATCTCCGCCGCCGCGGACGCGAACTGCACGAGCCGGGTGAACTGCTCGATGGGCGTCCGGGCGACGAGGATCTCGTTGAGCTGCGCGAGCATGGTCAGCTCCATCTGCCGGTATGCCTTGGCCTGCTTGGCGCCCATGGGCGTCTCACGGTAGACGGTGGGCAACTTGGGCGGCAGCTGAGGCAGCGCGACGCGCTTCAGGACGCGTCGGAAGAGGGGCGTCGTCACCGTGCGAAACTCGGGCTCCGTCGCGGGGTTGATCCCAATCACCTCGGAGCCACCCCAGAGCCCGTAGGACTTCTCCGCGTAGCGGTCGAGGTACCGGGTCCGGGACGGGAACCAGTCGGGAAGCACGGCGTGCAGGAGGCCCCACAGGTCACCCACGTGGTCGTTGACGGGGGTGCCGGTGAGCGCGAACCGGTGCTCGGCCTGGTGGGCGACGGCGAACGCGGCGAGGGTCTGCTGCGACGAGGGCACGGTGGTCTTGGTGCCGTCGTCATTG